GCGACGGCGTTCGATTACGACTTCAAGATTTTCGTCGAGTCCGACCTGCGGGTGTCGCTGGTCGACGATGTGACCGGGCTGGAAACGCTGCAGGTCTTGAATGTCGACTACACGATCACCGGCGAGGGCTTCGAGGCTGGCGGCAAGGCGACCTTTGTGACGCCGCCGCCGACCGGGAACACGGTGATCCTTCTGTCGAATGTTCCCTACACGCAGCTGACCGACTACAAGAACCAGGGCCGATTTTTCCCCGAGACCGTCGAGAACAACCTCGACCGCGCGACCCGGCAAATCCTGCAGCTTGACGAGCGCTCGGATCGCTCGCTGCTGCTGCCTGTGCAGGTGGTCGGCGTATCGACGCAGTTGCCAGTGCCCGAGGCCGGCAAGATCATCGGCTGGGCGCTCGATGGCCTGTCGCTGGTCAACTACACGAACGGCGGTGGCGGCGGTGGTGGCGGCGAGGTCAACACAGCGAGCAATCTCGGCAGTGGACAGGGGCAGGTCTATGCGTCGAAGGTCGCCGCCGATCTGCGGTTCCGCTCGCTGCGGCAGGGCACGAACGTCACGATCACGCAGTCGGCTACCGAGATCACGATCAACGCAGCAGGCGGTGGCGGCGGAAGCTGGGGCACGATCACCGGCACGCTGCCGGCGCAAACCGACCTGCAGGCCGCGCTCGACGCGAATGCAGCATTCACGCAGGCGGGAACAGGCGCGACCACGCGCACGATGCTGGCGAAGGCTCGCGAGCGCGTGAGTATTGCCGACTTCATCTCGGCGGCCGACCTGAATACCGCAGTGACGCGCGCGGCCGAGGTGGAATTATCGACCCCGTTCGCGAATGCCCTCGCGCAGTTGACCGCCATCGGCGGCGGCGAACTCTACATCCCGGCCGGTAGCTGGAAAACAACCACGACGCTGATCGTCAACGAGCCATCCATCGACGTGATCGGCGCAGGCGGCGACGGCAACCATGACGCGGCATCGCCCGCGACCGGCACCACGATTCGGTGGCGCGGTGTCGACGGTGGCGAGATCATGCGCGTGCAGTCGAAAGGACTTGCCGGCAGCCCGACGATCAGCGGCGGCTCGGTGCGCAACCTGAAACTGAGCGGCGGCAACGTCAACACCGCGTCGATCGGCATCCTCGTCGCGAGCGCAAGGGGCTGGGTATTCGAGAACATCACGATCTACGACATCACGAGCCGGGCGGTTTACATCACCGTGCAAGCGCTCGGGGCCGAGGCGCGCGACACGCAGAAATGCCTGTTCCGCCACATCACCGTCCGCTTGTTGCCGGCAGGCAGCGCGGCGGCCGTCGGCTTCGAGCTTGGTGGCGACGCCGGCGCGAATGCCAGCTTCAACATCTTTGAACACTGCGACGTGCTCCATCAGGATGGCGCGGGCTACAAGCTGGTGACGGCCGACAACAACATGTTCACGCAATGCCGCTCCTTCCGTCCGCTCGGCACCGGCTACGGCGTCGAAGTTCATGGCAACAACACCGCCGGGTTTGAGTGCAACTCGAACACGTTCTACGGCTTATCGCCGTCGACGGGTGGCGTGAAGTTGTTCGGCACCACGACCTATGTGGTTCCCTCGAAGAACACCGTTTTTTACACGTTCGACATCGCGAACGGATCAGCGATGCCTGTCGTCGAAACCGGCGCGACATGGAACATGCACAAGTCCACGGGCGCTACGTATCAGGACTATCTCGTCAAGCCGGTGATCGGCGTCGACGATAGTTCGGTCGACGCGCACCGAGCGGCACGCGGCAACGAGTCGATGCGCATCTACAACTTCTCTGAGAACCATACGCGCTATGTCGACGGCTTGGCGAACGAGTGGGGGATCAGAATCGACGGCTCCGGCAATTTCGAGGTGCTGCGGATCGGCGGAACCGGGTTGTTCAAAGTGGCGAATGATTTCTCGGTCGCGGGCGCTTCGACGTTCACCGGCGCGGCGACGTTCACCGCAGGAGCCACGTTCTCGACGCTTACGGCGACCACCACGGTCACGGCAGGAACCGACTTGGTGGTCGCTGCCGGGAATCGCGTGCGCCTGAACGGCGCAGCGAACGGGCACGGCATCCGGTGGTCTAGCCCGAACATCGAGTTGTTTGTTGGGGCATCGTTCGCCGCCGGGTTCGGCACCAACACCGTGGGGTTCAATGGCACGACGCCGGTGGCAAAGCCGACCGTCACGGGATCGCGAGGCGGCAATGCGGCGCTCGCTTCACTGCTGACGGCGCTGGATTCGATGGGGCTGATTACCAACTCGTCGACGGCGTGATCGGGTAGCTTGCGAAAAGAAAGCCCGCCGATTTGGCGGGCTTTTTGTTGCGTGCGTTGCGTTGGATCAGGACAGGCCGTAACACTGGATCGCTGGCTGCATCGGGTTCTGCGCGATATCAGGCGCGATCACGGTGGTAGTTGCGTTCTCGTTCTCGCTCATTGCTGGCCTCCATTGGCCGTTGTGGAACCATTCGACTCGGCCGCCTTCGCGGCCTTCCGCTCAACCCCGAACTGCTTTGCAATCTGTCGCACGCGCTCGCGCGAGATGCCGCCATTGCGTTTTCCGATCTGCGCGTATGTCCATCGCGGCTTGCCGTCGATGTCTAGTTCCGACACCTCGGCGGCGATCTGCTGCCGGCGAATGCGAAATTCGGCCCGGGTACTCATGCCACGTAGGCCGAGGCCGAGAACAGGATCGCGGCGATGCCGAGCATGATTTGCATGGCGGCGGCGCTCGTTATTTTGTGCACCGAACCCTCGCGGTCTACGTAGTAACCACCAACAATCAATTTCATATCGTTCTCCGAAAAAGGTGCCGGCTTCCGTGTCGCCGGGGAGCCTCCATTCAACGGAGCGGCGATCGGGCGCGGCCGGCGTAGGTTAGAAATGGGTGTCGGGTTCGTCGACCGGATCGGCCGGCGTGATCTCGCCGGTTCCAAGATCGACGATCTCACCCTCGCTCACGTCGTCCTGTGCGCTCGATTCAGGGCGACCGGCTGCAGCCGCGACCGCATCCAAGCCTCGGGGGCGGCGTGGGCCTTGCTGGGCCGCTGGCGGCGCTTGGATGGCCTGTTCGCTCGCCTGCGCACCGGCGACCTCAACCTCGTCCTCCTTGGTCACGATGCGATCGAACCGCTCGACGGCGGAATCCGGGGCGTCGTCGGTCAGCGGCAAGACCTTGAACAGCGAACGAGCGACGGTTTTCTCGCCCATCTCGGCCGGCCACTTGTCCCACACTGATTTTGTCTGCGCGACATCACGACGCCGACCGATCGCCGCCATGTCCATCACGAGCCGGTACTTCTGGCCGTCCTTCAATCGGGTCGCGATGGCGTAGGCACCGATCAGAGCGCCACGTTCGATGCCGAGCGCCGGCGGCTTGTGCGTGATGCTCTCAACGTCGCCGAGTTGGTAGTCGAACAAGTCGCCGGCATATACCGAGCGAGCCACCAGGTCGAAACCGAACTCGGCCGCGAGCTTGCGCAGGCCGCCGATCATGTCGCGGAACTGCGCAACCTTCACCCAATGGTCGCCGTTTGGCCCGCGCCGCTTCTCGTTGACGATGACGATGGCACCCTCGCGTTTGTCGGGCATGAGGCCGAGTTGCGCCGCACGCAGGCATGCGTTGTAAACCGATTGCCGCTCGACCTGCGGGTCGAGCAATTCCGGCATGTTCTGCACGGCGTTCATCGCGACGCGGGTGAACCTGGTCGGATCGACACCGGGCGGGAGCGATGCCTCGATCTGCGGGCGCATCCGCTCGATGTTAGTCGCGAGATCGGTTCTGGCCTCGCGCACGGCGAGGGCGTTGTTGTTCGACATGGGCTCAGTCCTCGGTAATTTCGCCGATCACCTTGTCGGCGACCGTCTGCGCAGGCTTCTGGATCGACGCCTGCGGGCTGTTGGTGGCGTCCTCGATGGCGATGCCGTCGCGGAGTGCGGCGACCAGTTCATCCTGCGTCGGAACGCGGGCGGTCACGGAGGGCTTGATCGAGTCGCGCACATGGCGCTCGGCACCGGCCTTGGTGTGGGCCTTGACGATGCGCGGCTGTTCGATGCCTTCGATGGAAACGAGATGGTATTTCACGGTTTGGTACCCTCCGGGGCGTTGGGAAACTGATTTAATCGGCGGCCTTCGCTGCGACCTTCTTGGCAAAGACTCTGAACGCTCTATACCCATCGCGCTCATACGAAACCGTCGCCGGCCCGACCATGCCAGCCGAGATCGTGAATCCGTCCGCGATTACCTTCTCGTTGTCGCCTATCAGTTGCAGGAGATCGGCCTTCATGACTTTCCGCTCCTCGTCGAGCTTGCGGCCTTCCTTGCCTATGCGCTCGTATTCGGCCAGCAACGCGACAAGCTCGTCATTGCCGCGCGCGTCCATGAGCTTGCCGGGCTGGGCGAATTGGTTCATGGCGATCACTGCGTCGGCGTCGTCGGGCATGACGGGATCGGGTGCGATACCGGCGTCGATCGACTGCCAGAACTCGGCGGCCTTGGCGATGATTCCGGCGTGCACCTGGTCGTCGGCGATCCGCTCGATCACCTCGATCCGGTTGCCTCCGACCATGACGCCGATGTAAGCGCGGCGCAGGCCCGACACGAGCATTTGGTGCTGCACCTGAATCTCGATGTGTGGCGGCGCTTCGATGAAACCATCCTCGATCAGCCAGCCATCGCGGAAGGCGAGGAAGTCGACGGTTTTGATTTCGAGGATGGCGTCGTCGTCGTGATCGGCATGCTGGTCGGTGAGGACGCGGAAGTCGAACGAGCAACCGAGCCGCGCATCGGGAATCCGCATGTATTCCTTCATCGGCCGCACGACCCAACCCTGATCCTCGGCGATGCCTTCGGCGACCGTCGACTCCAAGCGGCGACCCCATTTCGCGCGCGTGTTGTCGGTGAATGCGCCGCGCTCGCAGGCCTTCTTTTCGTGCCACAACTCGAAGTGAGTCTTGTACGGACTCAGGCCGAACAATGCGGCGATGTCTGTCGAGGTGAGATCGTTGACGCGAAGGCCGAGCCATGCTTCCTCGGATTCGGGGTGGATGGTGGTGCGCACGAGCGAGGTCACGACATCGCCTCCATCTCATCCGCGCACGCCGTCAACTTCGCGGCGAGTTCGCGGGCCTGGATTGCGGTCATGATGGGAGTCGAGACCGTCGCGCCGCTGAACGACATAACGATCCAGCACCTCGGGCCGCCTGCGAAATCTTCCGACAACAATCTGTATTCAATCACTGAAATTCTCCTGTTCCCCGCCCGGCCAATCCGTTGCGGTGGACGCAACCATACCAGACCCATTTTTGCTGTCAAGTGTTTTAGAAAAATAGTTGCGCTATGCTCGCGATGCCAGCGGGCGGTGCGCGGAGGTGGAGCCGGAACACCCGCAGGCGAGGCTGGCGTATTCCTACGTGTAGGCGGGTTTCTTTGGGTGGCGCGTTTCCGTAGCTGGGCCGCCGCCTGTTCTGGCCCGATCTCCCCGCTGGTGACTCGTCCACGCGCCGGCGTGTAATCCGGCGACCCGCCAGCCTGTCAAGACGTTGCGCTAGCCGCAACAATCCGGCACCCTCCGCGGCATGCCTATCGCAACCGCCCGCAAACCTCGCCCCTCCCGCGCCAAGCCGGCCAAGCCCAAGCCCGTCCTGCTGCCTGGACAAGTCGTACTCGCCGAGATCGGCCTGGCCAACACGCTGACGGGCCTGCAGCCCGAGTTCCCGACGCTGGCGAAGTCGACCGTGTGGCGCTGGGGTCAAGTATCTGAACGCGGCGGGACTAGCGGACTGATCCCAAGCCAGTATCATCGGCCTCTGTTGCGCCTTGCGCAGCGGCTCGGCCGAACGCTGACCGCTGACGACCTCGTAAACGGGCGCGTCATCTAGGGGGAACGACAATGCGGAAAGCATCGAGGCACGGGTGATGGACTTGTCTGCATTGATCGACATCATGATCGGGATCGCGACGTTGCTCGGCATCGTCGGTACTGGCGTCGGCGCAGTTTGGGTGTTCTTCCGTCGCCGGGTTCGCGCGTGGTGGAAACCGTACAAGGAAAGTATCGAGGGAATGGCTTCAATCCCATCCCTGCAAACGGGAATGGAGGAGCTGCGGCAAGGCGTCGCCACCGTAGGGAACAGCGTCGGCATGCTGCACCTGCAATTCAGGGCGCGCGGCGACGCGAATACCGAGACCGCCGAGTTCGAGTGCGGGCCCGATGGAGCGAATACCTACGTGAGTCTGACCTACGCGCGCTGGCTAGGCGTCGGCAAGGCGGAGTTGATTGGCTGGGGCTGGGTCAATTTCGTGAAGGGTGCAGATCGCGAGCGCGTGCGCCGCGAGTGGGACGAATGCCGCGCGCAGCATCGCGTGTTCAATATGCGGTATTCCATGATCGACTCCGATGGCGCGGAGATGCAGGTCGACACCATCATCACGCCGATTCCAGATGCGCCGCCGGCAAGGCAGTGGATTGGGGTGATTCGGAAGCCGCGAGCATGACCGACAAAAATAAAACCCGCGCGCCCGGCAAGGTCGTATTTATCGCCGCGCTCGGCGGCTCGCTGATCTTCGCGTCGCAGGCCATGCGCGATTTCGTCGACGGCTGGGAAGTAGGTCGCGCCGACCCCCTCGTCGTGTACGCCGACAAGCTGGCCGGCGGGTTGCCGACCGTCTGCTCGGGTATCACGCGCCACGTCACGAAAACCCCGATCATCGTCGGCGAACGCTGGACGCATGAGAAGTGCGAGCGCGAGGAACAGGCGGCCTGGTCGACGATGCAACACCGGCTCGTGAAGTGCTTCACCAAGCTGCCGCCGCAATCCGTGTTCGACATGGGTAGCTCGCACGCTTGGAACAACGGCGTCTCGGCGACGTGCGGTAGCGCCGCGCTGCGCGCGTGGAATGCTGGCGATTACGTGACGGGGTGCCGCCGCCTCGCCTACTCCGACGCAGGCCGACCGGTGTGGAGCTACACCAAGACCGGCCGTATCGTGAACGGCAAGCCCGAGATGCAGTTCGTTCGCGGACTCGCGAATCGTCGCGTTGCCGAGGATGGCGTGTGCCGGAAGTTGAAGGATTACCAACCAGGAGAAGCGGAGTGAATCCGTATTTGATCGTCACGTTTCTCGGCGGATGGCGCGCGACCATCTTCCTCGCGTTGGCGGTTGCGCTAGGCGCAACGGTGATGGTACAGTCGCACCGACTCGAAGCCGCGCAGGCCGAGATCGTTGAACGCGACACGGAAATATCGGGATTCAAGGCTGCAATCGCCACCTACCAGGGCGCGCAGACGACGAACCTCGCGACGATCAAGGAACTGCGCGCCGCTAACGAGGCATGGGCAACCGCCGCCGACGCTCGTACCAATCGAGCGAATCAAGCGATTGCCGCCGTAGCGGCGGAACGTGACGCGCTCGCTGCGGAGCTTGACGAATCCCGTCGCGCTCGCAAGGGTATTTATGAAAACGATCCGACCGCTGCTGCATGGGGGCGCGCTCGCGT